GATTCAGTCGATTTGCGAGCATGTCTTCTTTTGAAATACCACCGGCATAAGGAACAGCAATGCTGATCGAAATGTTCGGGTCTTTCAGAATCATTTGCAAAGCTTTGTAGTAGTGATCAAACCACTCACCACCATACACTTCAATATCACCAGTGCGTTCACGAGTGTATCGACCAATCTTGAACAGGATGGCTCTCGCCGCGTCCATAGTTGCTCGGTTCTCATTTCCAGCAGCAGCATCAAGGAAGTATTGATAGTCTGCATCAGCCAAGATTTCAATATCCGGCCAGATGTCTCCCACGTTCAAACGAATGCGGTCGATTGGGTTGTTTGCAGGATCATTCGTGTATGGCATGTTCTAGGCTCCTAAGCAAAGAAAGGGGAGCATCAAGCTCCCCATTTCAATTAGGCACCAACGATGCCTTTAACGATCAACTGTGGACGACGTAGGACGTGCAGGAAGTTGGATTCGGTTTGGATTTCGATCAACTGACCACGGCTGTCGCTGTACTCGAAAGCGTACAGTTCTTGACCGGCAGTGTTCACGAAGTCGAAGTGATCCGCTGGAGCGAAGTATTCGACGAAGTTGTCACCCATATCCGATGGCAGGAAGTAGCATTCGCCAGCAGGGATGTAACGAACACCATCAGGACCAACACCACGGTATTCCACGTAGGTGATGCTACCGATTGTGAACTCACGGTAACGAGCATCGTATCCAGCAGCACGCAGACGCTCTTTCAGAATCTGTGGAGACTGTTGGTATGCAAGGTACAGAGCCTTCATGGTTGGGTGGCCGATCAGCTTGCTGAAGAACTCAGGCGAAGCGATAGCGAAGATGTCACCGCGAACAGAACCATCCAGAGCGTTGTCTTGGATAGCTGCGAAGACTTGTTCGGTCTTGGCGATGATGTCGGTTGTTGCTGTGTTCAGTTCAAAGTCAACTGTTACACGCGAGGCACCGAACTGAGTGTACCAGTCGTAGCTAACGTTTCCGTTTGGAGCATACGCTGTACCAGTGGTGATAACGTGCCAGATGGCTTTTTCTTTTGTAGCCGACCAGCTTTGACGGATTGTTTCCAGCTTGCGGGCACGAACAGCAGCGACTGTTTCAAGGATGTCTGCACCGAAAGCGCGTTTACCTTGGATGTCACGTGGAGTGATTGCGTCGTCCAGAGTGAAGTGTGGAACAGCAAAGCTCATCATACGACGAGTGTGATCCATGCTCACTTGGTGACGAGCGCCACGGTGAACGTCGGTGATCAGACCGAAGCCCTTGGTGATTTCTTCGAGAGTAATCGACTCTTGGTTGGTGCTTTCGCTACCGAACAGAGCAAGTTGCTGACCCAATCCCCAGATGTTCGGAACGATCATCAGCGGAGCTGTCAGGTCGGTGTACTCGTAGTTGTTGCCGTTGTAGGCACGAGTAGCGGCCTTAGCGATTTGTACTTGAGACATTATGTTCTCCTAAAAGTTGATTAAACAGACACGTCGATTTGATCGACCGCGAAGATTTGCAGAGTTGCCAGCTTGTTGAAAGCTGTCAGCTTTTGACCGTCAGTAGTTACGTCCGATCCGAAGACAAGAGCGCGTTTACCAACTTTTGCTTTACCACGAGCCAGAACCAAGACTTTGGTAAACTCAGCGGCGGATGGACGAGTCAGATCGTCAATCAGGATGTAAGTTGCGTCAGCCAATGTAGCTGCGACAACCAGTTGTCCAGTGCTGTCAAGAACAGAACCAGTCAGTGTGGCGTTGGTTGCTGACTTTGCAAGCACTTCACGAGTAGTGCCGCTGTCTGGGAATTCTTCCCACTTCAACCAGTTGCTGTGACGTTGAACATCAGAAGCGTAAGTAGCCATTGTGTGTATCTCCTATAGATGAATTATTTGCCAGCGTATTTGGCTTTGAGAATTGCAGTAGTGCGGTCGATTTCAACTGGGTCCGCTTCGCCTTCACCGTTTACACCGGTTTCAACAAACAGATCAGATTGGTCAACAGCAGCTTTTTGTAGAGCGAGAGTTTCAACAGCTAGTGCGAAGCCTTCTGCATCCATTGGAGCGTATGCTTTCAACAGCGCTTCAACTTTGTCAGCAGCAACAACAGCAGTCAGTGCGTCTTTGCGAGCCTTTTCTACAGCAGCAACTTCAGCAGCTTTGAAAGTAGCGATTTCGGCTTGAGCAGCTTTCAGCACTTCGGCTTGAGCGTCTAGCGATTTCTGTACTTCTGCAACAGCGTCAGCTACAGCTTTGGTCACGAACTCTTCGTGAGCCGATTTCAGGATAGTTTCCAATTGAGTTTCCTCTTGTTCAGTAGGGGTTTCTGGAAGAGCAGCAAAAGCTTTCTCCAGCATTTCTTGATCGGCCATGAGGGCCAGATGTTGTTCTGGAGTCAGAGCTGCTAGAGCCTTCTCCACGTCTTGGGCACGGTACACAGATTTCATGATGTTGATTGATTCAACACGAGAGTCGATATAATCTTTCTCGGTTGTGTCAGGATACTCTGTACGGCCATAGCCCATAACAGAAGAAAGAACTTCTGCATCATCCCAGTACATTCCGAAGAACTTACGTAGGAATTCAGGGAACTGCATTTCGACAGTGACATTGGTTGCCTTGTCGATTTGCTCTTGTGTAATGTTGTTTGTCGCTTTGGTGATCAGCGTTGTGATGCCATTGGCTGGCCCACCTTGGTGCTTACCGACCAGAGCTACGTGAGCGCCTTCGTGTTCAAACTTGATGTCTGTCAGGCGACGAGTTGCTTTTGTCATTATGTAAGTTCCTCTACGGTTGCCATAGCGCCAATGGAGACGCCATTGATTTCACCAGATTTCACACCTTGCCAGAGTGCTTCACCAGTTTCTGTTTCTGGGAAGTGCCACCACTGGAGCCAAGTTCCTTTTGTGATCTTCACGCCGTTGTCGAGGGTGAAGTCGGCAGGAGAGATAAAGGATTGGACAACAGATGCTTCTTCTGTGACGACTTGATGGAAGATGTTCGCTGTGTTGCAGTGTGTGTTGAAGTTGTCACAAGCCTTCTCAACTTCTACGCTTGTGTATGTATCCCCGTGAAGGTCTACAACATCAGGTGCGAGAACAACGAAGAGAGCCTTGCGATCCTCTTCGTCGAGAGACTTTGTAACTTCCAACGTGACTGTCACAGGTACTTGAGTTCCACCGAAATGCTTTTCAATGAGGGCTGCGATGCCTTCAATCAGTGTGCTCATGATAACTCCTATGCATTGTTCGCGGCTGAGTTATCTCGGCCACTTGCTGTTTTGGATGCTCCATTACCAACTCCGGCTTGACCGGCTTGAGACTGGCCTCCCATAATGTCCTCTTCTTTCACAGGCTCATCATCAGGACGCTTGACGATCTTCAACGCTTCACGAATCTTGTTCATAACAGGACGATCACGTTCCAGACCACCAACAGAACCAATACGTTGGATTGCTTTGGAGAACTCATCAAGGTCAACTTCGTCAAGATCACCGTAGATCAACTTTGGAAGTTTCACATCAGGTGCAACACCGTTCAAAGCGAACAGTTGTTTAACGAGGTCGTTGTTGAGTACATCTTGGATTTCTTGCAGACGGGCTTCGATAGCCATCGCCATAATGTTTGTTTTTGCACCAGCAAGCGAGTAACTACCAACTTGGTCTTGCCCCATCTTCAACATGTCAGCGAACAACACCATCAGGATTTTGTTATCCCAACGTTTGATAATGGCGTCAGTGTCATACATCTTTCCGCCCATTGTCGATGTCAGTTCAAACTTGAAGAGAGGTTGACGCGATTCTGGATCAAATGCTTGAGGAAGAATCAAACCACTTTGTTCGTTCATTTGGATATTCCGAATGACCGTCTTGTAGTATTCGTAGATTCGTTTCTCTGCATCTGTAGCGTCTTCGCTCATGTAGCGTGGTGGAAGATACAATGTAGGCATACCGTTCATGTCACGTGTGACACCAACTGCCTCTTGTTCTTCGATCAGGGTACGATACTTCCAAGCGTGGTATGCAGCACGAAGAGGACTATTGCATTCCGGGATGTCACGCTTTGCATCGACTCTGAATAGCATGAATATCTTGCGAGGGATATCAATCATTCCCGTGG